GAAGACAATAAATTAAAACAATCTAAGCCAGCCGCAGTATTATCATTTAAGGCTGTAGATTAGATAAAAAGAGGAGAGGTGTTCAAAATTAACTCCCTGCTACACCCTGTTGGGAAACATTGTGGTATTAGTTGCATGTGAGCACGGTCTGGGGGCGTGGTTAGAGTAGCCATCCAGTCATTTTTATAAATAATTTTAAAAGGAATATTAAATGAGTGTAACTGATACTCGTTATCGTATTATTAAAAGGGGTGTTGTAGTACCTAAGCTTATTGATCCAATAGCTGGGACTGAGATTAATGTAGCTGACCTTACAGCAGCCGCTGGGTTTACTGAAGCTGCTTTTGTGGCTGATGCTGATGATACTAGTGCTACTACTGTAGCGGCGGCTGTAGATGCTCTCAGGGACTCTCTGATTGCTGCTGGGTTAATGGCAGCTTCTTAATCAATTTTCAGGAATCCTATGGGCAGCAAAATAGGCAGCAAGTGGAAGAAAAGAAATTTAGGCCGTGAATTTGTAGATAAAGCAATAAAAATTCATGGGAATAAATATACATATAAAGAAGAAAATTATTTTAATTCAAAAACTAAAATGAAAATTTTATGTAATAAACATAATACCATTTTTATGCAAATCCCCGCCGCACACCTGTAAGGTCAGAATTGCCCCCTATGTGGGAAAGAATCTAGGATAAACACTGCCACAAAAGACCAAGAAACATTTATTAGTCAAGCCCAGATTATACACCCAACACTAGATTTTAGTAACAGTATATACAAAGGGGTTTTTAATAAACTACAAGTACGGTGCAAGGAACACGGAGTTTATTATGTTGCCCCAAACAATCTCCTGAGTAGGCAAGGTTGCGTGTTATGTAATAAACAAGATAGAACATATATCCTTAAGAAAGCATTTCTAAGCAGAGCAACGGAGATACATTCTAACAAATATGACTACTCTAGTGTTGTTTACACTAAATCATATGTTAAGGTAAAAATTCTTTGTAAAAAACATTCTTTAGTGTTTAAACAAACCCCGAATAACCACCTTGAAGGAAAAGGCTGCCCTGAGTGCTCTAAAGAAAGAGTAGGGAGGTGGGGCGTAAATTCAGTAAATAGGAATAAAGAAGATTCATTAGAAACTTCATACTATTTTTACTTTATTAAACTAAATGAACTAGGGGATAGTATATACAAAATAGGTGTAACCAACTGCATGAAAACCAGGCTAAAGGCACACAAGAGGAGTGTTGGCAAAGTACAAACTATTGCTGTAAAACACACAAACTTATATACAGCTATACACCTAGAGGATTTCTTTAAGAAATTATTTAGTAATTGTAATTACCGCCCCATAGAATCTTTCGGTGGTTATACTGAGGTATTTAATTTTACAAAGAAAGAGGTAGAATTCATAAATACATTCCTTGATGATGTGAGAGAGGATTGGTATAACTATGAGTAAAGAATTAGTCGAGGGGATGGATTACATAGTTCACAGACCCGCTTCCAAAAAACATGAAATGATCTTAGCAAATGATGCTCAAATCTTGATTATTGGGGGTGCGATGGGTGGTGGCAAGACCTACCTTCAGCAGATGATTGGCTTACGCTATATTGACGATCCTAATACAGATATTGTTACATTCAGACGCACAATGGATGAAATTAAAGGTCAAGGTGGGGTATGGGATACAGCAGAAGATATTTTTCTTACAATACATCCAAATTCAAGACCAATTCCCACAAAATCTAAATTAACTTTTGAATTCCCTACCGGCGCTAAAGCGGTTTTTAAAGGGATGGAACTTGTTAAAGACGCTAAGAAAAACCAAGGGCTTCAATTTACTTTATGCAATTTTGATGAAGGCACACTATTCGAGTGGGAACAAATAGAATACCTATTCCAAAGAATGAGATCAAAGTCAAAATATTCTTCAAGAATTATAATAAGCTGCAACCCCGACCCCGACCATAAAATATCGGAACTTGTTGACTGGTATTTAGACGAGGAGGGTTTCCCAGACCCAGAAAAAGAAGGAAAATATAGATATTTTATTCGAAGGAATGGAGATTTTCACTGGGGAGATTCCAGAAAAGAGTTGGGGGAGAAGTATGAAATTCCCAAGAAAGATTGGGAGTCTAAGATACTCTCTTTTAGTTTCATTGGCTGCACTATCTACGATAATCCGCCCAACCTTATTAACAACCCCGAATATTTAGCTTTCTTAGAAGGCATGAATGATGTCGATAAGGCCAGAAATTTATACGGAAACTGGTATGCCCGCCCCGAAGGCAATAAACTGTTTAAAAGACAGTGGGTAAGGGGAGAGGAAGGGGAAAGGGTTAAAAAATATGTAGACATCCCAAACGGCATACAATGGTTTAGGGGTTGGGACAAAGGATACAGTGTACCAAGTGATACTAATAAGTATCCAGATTATTCTGCTTGTTCTCCAAAAATAGGAAAAGACTCTACCGGTTTCTACTGGCTTGTTGGCAACTACCAAGCAGATCAGTTGGATGATGACCAAAAAAATAAAAAAGAAAGAGAGCGGGTCTATGGCCAGTTTAGAAAATTAGCTGGCGAAAGAGACATTCTAATTACTAAGCAAGCCATATACGACGGCGGCGATTGCTCAGTTGTTCTATCTAAAGATATGGGAGCGGGTACTACAGATCACACCTACACAAAAACAAAACTAATAGAAAATAGAGTAAAAGTTGTAGAAGATAAATCCGCAAAAAATACCCCAGATAAGAAAATAAAAGATTTCTTACCGTTTTGCAATGCTTGTGAAGTAGGGCTGGTTTATATAATTGAAGAAAGTTTTAACCCTGCAACCCTGGAAGGATGGTACAAACAGCTTGAAGCTTTTAATGGGGAAAGATCAACAGGGTTGAGAAAAGACGATATTGTCGATTCAACGGCACTAGGATTTAATAGTGCGTGCTCTATAAGAATAATAAAAATAGTCCCAAGAAACCAATCCCAATCTAAAACCTACGCATCTGATGTATTACAACAGAGCACACATAACAAGCATATTAAACAATATAATCAAGAAAATCAACACAGGATATACAATGACTGAAGAGACTAAAATTAACGAGACTAAATCTAATCGTATTGTTATACAAAACAAAGGAATTGGTGCTAAATACGAACGTCAATTTTTTATTGATATACAAAATGCAATTCTAGATGGATACCGAATTGCTGAAAACACTGATCGTGCAGATGTTAGTATGAGAATGTTTAAAGGACGTTTAGGTAGAGCTGTACTGTATTTAGAAAATACCTCTTCTGTTATTGAATCTAATCCTGAAGAAAAATCACTGGAAGACGATGTAGAGACGAATGAAGAAGACACTAATTCTTATGAATTAACTCTTTCTGAAGAAATTGAGCAAACTGATGCCTACAAAGCTCTAAAACAAATAGCAGAGAACAACAACTTGGAAGTGCCTAGTAATTTAAGGAACCCTAAAGCTTTAAAGAAAAATCTTCTTGAACAATTACAAGCACAATAATAATTGAAGGAAGAGGAATGACAGATGAGATAAAAAAGTCTGAAAGTGTTGGGCAAGTTGTTACAAGACCCTTAGGCATAGAGAAAGGGCAACCGCGTATAATCACTTCTAGTAGATTTATACAAGATGCTAAGAAGAAAGATTTAGTAATGCCTACACGAATGTGTACTTTTGATACAATGGCGAGCGACGATGCAGTATTTAACTCTATTGACGCTACCAACCTTTTAGTATTAACAGCTCTAGCTGGCGGTAAGTTTAAGCCAAAAAAAGGACAAGCCAGTAAGATTGCTGCTGATTTTTTGAATTATTGTATTAGAAATATGAGTACTGGAACATGGTTAGAGGCTATGACCAACGCTGTAACTGACTTGCAGTATGGTTTTTCGTTTTTAAACATTGTTGTTGAAACAAGAAACTATGGAAAGTATGCAGGATCTAAAGTAATAAAGAAGCTTGCTCCAAGGGATCAGAAATCTGTTTATGGTTGGGTATGGGATAAAGACTTAAGAGATTTTAAAGGTTTTGTTCAGAAGCCTATGCTAACACAACTCAGAGAACCTACTATTAAGGAATTTGAGGCTGGTTTATTTATAGGTGGAATAACCAATGGTTTTTTCCTACCAAGATATCCTTTTCTAAGCACGCAACAATTACTACACTTCAGACAAAACCCAACAAATAATAATCCTCAAGGGGACTCTCCATTATTGCATTGTTATGATGCATGGATGGAAAAAAAATTAATAGAGCGCTATGAAGTGGTCGGTGTTTCAAAGGATCTTGGCGGCAGCGTGGTTTTACGTGTTCCTTCAGAGTTAATAGAAAGGGCAAATGATCCCGTAAATTATCCAAATGAAGCAGCGGAATATAACCAACTCCAAAGAGACGCCGGAGCTTTACATGCAGGAGAGAATTCTTATATTGTTTTAACATCAGATGTTGATCCAGCTACTAATACAAAACTATATGATTTTGAATTGAAGGGCATTTCTGGAGCTGGAAAACAATATAATACCTCAGACATCATAGAACAAAAAAGAAAGTCTATTTATAACTGTTTCGGCGCCGGTTTCTTGCTATTAGGCCAAACAGGCCACGGTTCACATTCTTTATCTGATAATCAAATGTCTACACATGACTATTATGTAAACAGAAACTTGTTATATAAGACGGATGTAATTAATAATCAACTAGCCACAAGACTTCTAACTATAAACAATATCAGTCTCGGTTTCGACGAAATGCCTGAGTTTGTTCCGACCGATCCTTCAAAACCTGATCTTGATGTAATAGGGAAATTTATCCAGAGAGCAAAATCTGTAGGTGGACTTACTCAAGCCGCTTTAGAAAAGCTGTATGGAGATTCTGACTTACCAATCGAAGGAATTGAAGATTTAGTTTTTACTGGAGAAGATGGTAGTCGTGCTGGTGAATCTGCTGGCAGTTCTGGTACAGGTAATACTCAAAATGGTGGAGCCTCTAGTTCTACTAATTCAGAAAATGCATCTAAGAGTATAGAGAAAAATTTAATCTTCGATTATGAGGATGATAACCAAATAGTATTAATAGATTCTAACACAGGAGAACCTGTTTTTATAAACAAGGATAATTAATGAATGAAGTAGAAAAAGCAACCGAGGGGGATAAAAGGAATATTTTAGATTCTTCGCTTAGATCCTCTTATAAAAGTAGTCCGTTTTATGATTCTTGTAGTCATTCCCCTTGGTTACTAGATTATGACGATACCTACGCTTATTTTGAAGTGTGGACTGAGGGAAAGGGCTACAAAACTTACCGAGACACTTACACTTTTAATGGTACATTAGCAACCTTTGGAAACTCAGTAGAAGAAGTTGTTCGTCAAACAGAATACGAAGTTGTTAGCCTAGAACAAGATGTTGAACGTTCTTTATCTGATAAAATAATTTCCACTATTGAAAAATATTTTGGCGGTGCTAAAAAATCTAATCAGGTTATCAAACAGTTTGACGATGAACAAATGATAGCGATTGAGCCACTGTATATCGCGGCGGGCGAAGTTGATGCCGTAGGCGATACATATGATCTTGAAGATGTGTATGAAATGGTAACTAACTTTAATAAAGCTATTGAAGAAAAAACTATCTCTTCCGGGTTATTCCATAAGAGTAAAACAAATTCATATACATTTATTAAGGCTTGGGTTAATGAGTGTGAATGTACTATCGGGGAAACTCTGGTTAAAGAGGGACAACCGATTGTGAAAGTACAGTTCAATAATAAAATAGCTTGGGAGCTGAGAAAAAGCGGTGAACTAATGGGTTTATCTATTGGGGCTAAAGCTGTTTTTGAGGAACTAGAAAATGAGTGAGTTGGATAAAATAAAAGATAAAACAAAAGCAAAACGTAAAATTAGTAAAATTCGTTTTAATTTTGAGGGAGCTGAAGCGTCTTATACTGATGCTTCCCAAGGCGGGGCTTGTTCTGAAATGAATGAACCTTTCCTACTCAAAGCCAAAGAAGTCGGTACTCTGACTGAAGGGCAAAAAGCTATTCTTCAAAAAATTGGAGAAGAACCTACCCCATTGGGCAAGAGCTTGTCTGATGAAGATAACAATGTTAGTAAACAAAAGGAAGAAGATAATAATATGTCTGAAAACATGGTAACTCGTGAAGAGTTTGAAGCACTTCAGAAAGCTCTTGCCGAATCAGAATCAACTAATAGTATTCTGAAATATGGTTTTGAAGCTGATATGAATAAATCAGTTGCTGGTGCCTTGGCGAAACTCGACCAAGATTTTCGCACAGAAATCCTCAAAGCATTTGATAAAATGGCAGAAGAAAAGGAAGAAGCTGTAAATAAAGCTAAAGAACTTTCTGTTAAAAAGAGTGGTCTTGAAGAAGAACTAGAAAAAGAGGTTGGAGAAAGCGGTGAACCCGAGGTGGCTACAAAAAAGAGCCTCGTTGAGCGTATCCAATCTTATCAGAAAAAAGAAGAAGGAGAGTCTAACTAATGCCTGTAAATGCAACTGGTCGTAAATATTTAACTGACTTGCTGAAAGGTGTCAGTACATTCCATGAAGATACCGCTATCCGTTTCAACTATGCAACCGTAACCCTCGGTGGGGCGGCTACAGATGTTGATCCTATCGGTACCCCTGTTATTTGGGTAGACGGTAATTCTCAGTTTGAGGTGTATGTGGCGCAAGATATTGATGCTGCTATCACCACAGGTGGATCTCCATTGCCAGACGGCTCTGTGATCGCACTGACTGTTGGTGATGAGTTTGGTGTTGGTTTTAACAAGCATGATCTTGATTTGACCACTGATCCTCTGGCTACTGTTCTCTTCCGTGGGGACGCCGGTATCGTAAATGAGGGTATTGAGTGGGGATTGGCAGCAGCACCTGCCCAAGCACTATTTTTGGCCCAGCTTGAAAATCAGCGTATTACTACTGTTCCTAATGGCGAAGTAGTAACTCCTGCCTATACTTCTTAATACAAGGAATAATAATTAATGACTGTAAAAATTACTCAAAGTGAAATCTCCTTTGATAAAGCCCTGAGCCCTGCTCAAGGTAATGACTTCGAGATGGAAGATATTAGTCCTATTGTACGCAGGACTCAGGTAGCTCCTGGATTGCTTACTGCTCTGTTTGGCGGCGAAACCATGGACATTATGCTGGAAACCAATACCGTCAAGCATGATGAGTTGGAAGATACTCTACAATTACCAGACGGTAAAGCATTTGACGCCTATGGCCCCGATCTTCAAAAAGATAAGCCTCGTCAGATGATTTATGAAGTTGGTAGTTTTGGTTTGCGCTCAAATGTTGCCCCAAAAGATTATGCCAATCGCCGTCAGCCAGGAACTATGGAACTGATGGACGAAGCTTATCTAATCAATCGGATGAACTTTAAAGCAGAGAAAGCTTGGTCCTTATTTAGTGAACTAGGTTTTGCTCAGATTATCACCGAGGATACTAATATCACTCGCGGTGGTCCAATGCCCGAGTATAACTTTTATACTGATATTATTGGTTCACCTCGTCCAGCTAAGATTGATATGGACCTCGGTAATACCGCTATTGATCATTTTCAGGCGTTCACCCAGCAGTTGATGTTGCTGCAAACTGATTTGGAAAAAACTTTCAATAGTATGTCTATGGCGGTTGTATTGTGTGGTCAAACCTTTTTCGCTGAGCGTTTGGAAATTGAAAAACAAGAAGGCTTAGCACGAGATTTTCGTGGTCCACTAGACTTGGCAACTATGGAAGTACCGCGCAGTAGTTTTGGCTCTGGAAGTGGATTGTTCCGTTACCAATGGTTCGATTCTTTCGATGGTTTGCGTTATATCCTGTACTCTGCAAATATTCTTGGTGCTAAGATGATTGCTGATGAGGATGCTTACTTGCTCCCTATTGGAGCTGAAAATTTCTTGCGCCGGGCTTATGCTCCTGCTCAAACCCGCACTTATGTAAATACTCCTGCGCAGGCACGTTACGCTTGGAGCAAGGAAAGTGAGCGTAACGGTGTGACCATGAATCAGGAAAGTAACGTACTGTACCTTGACATTAATCCTCAGTTAATTAGAGCTTTAACCACAAGTTCTTAATAATTATGTGTCGCACAGAATATGGGCTACTTTTGGTAGCCCTTTATTAAGGAATTACAATGGCAGCAATTGACAGAGATCAACTATTATCTGACGTAAAATTATGGTTGCCTGAATCTAATGTTCTGACTGATGCTGAAATGCTACAAATTATTGAATTGGTTATTCAATATCAACTACCAGAAGATGACGATCAATATTATGCAATGGCTCTTTGTTTATCCTTAAGAGCAATAGCAATAGCGAATAATGCAAGATACCAAGTAGATGTAGCTGGCAAACGAAAAGAAGAAGTTGGGGATGTAGAAATACAATGGTTTGAGGGCACTTCAGGTAATGTCTGGCCTAACTATATAGATTCTTTGAAAGATGTTTGCCCACTGTTTGGTTACACAGGTTTGAGTACCGGAATAGGTATGAAAATAAATCCTGGAGACAAATTTATTATAAACAAATGTCCTTGTCCAAAGAAATTAATATTCTGATGATAAAACTAAAAGTAAAGAAGAAGGGAAATCAATTAGAAAGATTAGTAAAGAGCCTACATGGTTTAAATGGTGAAACTGTACAAGTAGGTCATTTTTCTGAGCAAGGAAAACATTATTCTGGTTATACATACCCTGAATTAATGGCTTTACATCATAACCCTAGAGCGAACGGTTTTGATTTTCCACCTAGACCAGTATTAGATATTTTATTTGCTAAAAATCTTAACCTGGACTCTCAGGGTATTAAAAGAATCTTGTCTCAGTACAGAAAAATGGAATTAAATGAAAATGCTAATAATTTCTTACTAGATTCTATTGGAAAATATTTAAGAGAACAAGAAAAGAAAATTTTTGGTTCTTCTGAATTAGCACCAAACGCTGAGTCAACCCAAGAGCAAAAAGGTAAGAATAGTCCTCTTATTGATACTGGTGACTTAAGAAGAAAAACAGCTTATAGAACATCTAAGAATAAAGAGATTAAGGAGAGTTGATGGTAATTTCGTTATTAAATAAATCAACATTAACTTTTCAAAGAGATGGGGGGGATGGTTATTGGGATGAACATGGAGAATGGATTCCCTCCACTCCTGTAGTTTACCAGGCCAGAGGGAATTTGCAGCCATTTCAAGAAGGTAAAGAACAAACAATTTTACCAGAAGGTAAGACATCCAATGATGCTTTTCTCTTTTATACCAAGACGCAAATAAACACTGCCTCTCAGTTCACTAAGGAATTAGCAGACACTACTGTAGTAGACGGTTTAACTTATTATGCCTTAGCTGTAGAAGACTGGTCTAAACAGCCTGGATTATTACCTACCCATTGGAAGATAGTATTGTTGCGTAATGATCAACCTACTAATGGGGGGTTTTAATGAGTATTTCTCTTGACCCCATCTTGGATACATTTATTAGTATTGCTAGAGAAGCATTAGACGGACAATTATCCACTATTGGCTCGCCCGGAAATCCACTACCTGCTGTAATTAAAGAAAGACAAACAGGCCCAAAGCCTTTTTATCCTTATGCGACAATTAACATCCTCGACATAACCGAAAATGGTGAATGGCTTTTACAGGATTATGTAGATGACGATGGTAATCTTATCTATGAAAATAATAAATATTTGTTTATGAATTATAGAGTCTACGGCGGAAATGCTTTAGAAATTGCTAATAATTTATATGGATATTTTAGAATTGAAACGGTGTTGGATTCCATAAGAGAAGATACAGGTGGAGCTTTAGTTCAATTATTTGATATAGACTCTTTACCCACATTATTACCAGATACTTTTTTAGAAACAGCCAGTTTTAATTTTGTTTTTGGAATTACAGATACTCTTATCATACCAGACACCGGAACAAATTATATTAGTTCAGTAGGGCTGGATGGTGAATTACACAACGGACTAACAGATCCGCCCCCATTAGACATTAATGTTAATGCCCCTTAAATAAAGGAGAAATCATGGCGTTACAGGACCGCATCGCCCAGATCAGTATTTCGTTACAAACCACACCAGTAACGCAAGCGGGTTTCGGCACTATTTTATTTATTTCGGATGATCAACGTTTTATTGAACGTGTTCGTTCTTATCCCTCATTAAGCGCTGTGGGAGAAGATTTTGAAACCACAGATGCAGCTTTTATTGCTGCTAATAGCGCTTTTTCACAAAGTCCTTCCCCTACTATATTTAAAATAGGGAAAAGACAAGCAGACAGCATTTTAACTCCAGAAAATGTGACGGAAGATACCGTTTATAATGTTACTGTTACAGTTAACGATAATGACAGTGTAACTGCAACTTATACTGCACTTTTAGCAGACACAGCTGAAGAGATCGTAACAGACTTGGCCGCCCAAATAAATGGAGATGCAAGTGTGGCTGATCATGTTACAGCGGCATTGGTGGGGGTTGGTGCAGCAGCTACTCTCTCTATTATTCCAAACACCTCCGCAGATACTTACGCAATTACAAATGAACAGAATCTTTCAACAGATTTCGCTGGAACAGAAGATGCAGCGGATGTTATTACTGCTATTTCTAATGAAGATGACGATTATTATTTTGTGACTGCTCAAGATCACACTGAGACTTTTGTTCTTGCTATGGCAGAGGTTGTAGAAGCACTCACTAAGATTTATTTTGTAGCCGTTCAAGATGCAAGCGCTTATGCTACTTTAATAGATCCGGCAGTTGATACTCTAGGTAAGTTGGCAGAGAGTAACTATTTCAGAACAAGTGGTTGGTATCACCACGAGGCGGATACTAGATTCCCAGAAACTGCATTTGTAGCTGTTGCTTCTCCATCTACTCCCGGTACCAAGGAATGGGCAAACAATCGGGTTGCTAGTTTTGGTGCATCTAGGAATGCCGACGGTTTTAAACTTACTTACACCCAGCGGGATAATCTATTTAGTCGTAATGCTAATTGGGTAGGGACTCAAGGCAGAGTAGACATTACTCGCCCAGGTAAAGTCGCTGCTAATGAGTGGATTGATACAATACGGGATCGTGATTTTTATGAAGCACGTCTCACCGAAGCATATATAACTAAATTTATTAATTCTCCTAAGATTCCTTACACGGATTCTGGGATTAATGAGCTTAGAAGTATATTTAACACCGTTTCAGATCGTCTTGTAACTACCCCAGGGAATCCGAATATACTGCAAGAAAATAGTCCATATACTTCTAATTTCCCTAGAGCCGCTGATGTACCTCTTGTTGATAAACAAAACAGAGTTCTTAATGCTACCTTTGTGGCGTTTTTGGCTGGAAGTATTCAGCTTATTGTGTTGGAAGGTGTATTAACCTTTGAACAAGATGTATAAGGAGAATAATTAATGGCTTTACCGATTTATTCAAGTAAGAATGTTAAGATTGCTTGGGGCGGCGCTGACTTAGATGGCCTTGCACCAGATTCATTTGTTACATTTAGTTTTACCACTGATAGAACAGACGAAGAGGTTGGAGCAGACGGGCAAACTATGATTTCCCTTATGCCAGATCAAGGGGGTACTTGTACTATATCCCTACAACAGGCGTCTCCAGCTAATCTTGTTCTTTCAGGTGTTTTAAACAATCAACAACTGAATAACACACTACATCGCGCTAGTTTGGCGATTGCAGACCCTTCTGGTAGTGTTTTAGCTTTGCTGAGAAATTGTCATATCAAGACAGCCCCGGAGGTTAGTTTAGGTAATACAGCAACGGGTGTTACTCGTGATTGGGTGTTCTACTGTGAGCAATTGCTTTACACCTCAACCCCAGACGGTTTGGTTCCTTCTAATGACACTATTAACGTTATTGCTGCAATCGACACTATCATTTCAAATACTTAATTAAATATGGCGGCTTCTCGCCGCCTTTTTAGTTTTTAAGGAGGAAAAATTGAACGATATTCAGAAAATTGCTGAATCGTCTTTAAAACAAGCTGGCTATCACACAATTACAATAAGAGATAAAAAATATACAATTGAATTGTTACCAGCAACACAAGCTTTGTCTATTGGCATGGAAATATTCAAGACTCTTTTGCCACCTATGGCTTCCTGGATGGATTCAAAAGAAAAAGAACAATATGTATTACCAGAAGAAAACAGTATGTACACAGAAGTTTCTTTACTACTTGTGAACCAACTGAATAAAATTAGTGTACTAGACATTGTAAACATACTTACGAAAGATGTGTACCATAATGGTTCTAAAATTGACATAGATAATGAGTTTAAAGGTAATACCGCTGGTCTTTTAGTTCTTTTAGAATTTAGCTTGAAGGAAAACATCGGCCCTTTATTGCAAGACTGGTTCGAGGAAAAGGGTTTCAAAATCCCCTTCTTTTCGGATCAGAAGACCAAGCAGGAAGATACTACAGACAAATAGAAGAAAGTGTAAAAAACACTACTCTTATAAACGATGTAGATTGGATTTTCATTACTTTATTAGCATCTAAAAACTGTAAGAACGAATCTCTCCATTCTCTAAAGTATAACTACACCTTACCCGAATTCTTAGTATTAAAAGAAGGGGTGGAAGTATTAGATGCTTATGAAATGGCAATACATAAAGATTTAGACGCTAATAAAGTTAAGTAGGAGGCGGTATGGCAAAAAATGTCGTGCAGGATTGGGCGGTCCAAGTTTCGTGGGATGATTCCAAAGTAATAAAAGGACAAAAGAGGCTCGAAGCCCTGATGTCTAAAGTAGATAAAGTCTCTACCCGTGGTGCTGCAACACAAAGTAAAACTTTATCTAAACAAAACGACCAACTAAGAAAACAAAATGCTTTAGAGTCTCAACGTCTCTCTTTAAGAAAAAAAATAGTTCAAGCCGAAGCTATAGGTATGCAAGGCTTACAGAGGGAACGTGGTGCTCTCGGGGGAACAAACCCTCTCAGGATCAGACAGCAAATTCTCGATTTAGATAAAAGAATAACAATAGAAAGGAAAAAACAGAGAGAATTAGATGCTAGGAGAAGGGTAGAACAAGCGACTGTGGCCGCCCAACCAAAACAATTTGTTCTGCCTGCACACACCCGCCTAAAAGAAGAACTAAAAATTGATAATGTAGTTGAGCAAGCAAAAAAAGGACTCAGCGAAACCTCTAAAGAATTCCGCGTAATAAGCAATGAAGCCAGGAGACTAAAAGAAGAGTTAGGTCGTATTGGTAGCCGGGAAGACTTAGTGAGGTTACAGAATCAGACTATGAGACTGAGAAAGTCTACTGTCGAGGCTACTGCTGCAATAAGAGCACAAACAAGAGCTATGAATGCTCAAAAGTTTGCCGCTCGTGCTGTCACAGATAGTATCAGGAATTTAGCTAGAAGCTATGTGTCTGTATTTATGGCAGTTCAGGCCGGTAGGGCTTTCTTTAGAGTAGGTGAGCAGCTTGATTCTATGAAAGCTTCTTTGTTGGCGGCTGGAGGGAGCGCTAAACAAGCAGGAGAAGATTTTGAATTTATTAAGAACGAGTCCGAGCGATTAGGATTCAGTCTAACAGATTCTGCCAAAGGTTGGACACAAATAGGTGCCGCTGGCAGAGCATCCAACCTCACTATGGAAGAAACTAAGGAAGTATGGCTTGCAGGAACGGAAGCTGCTAGAGCGTTTGGTTTGGATTCTCAGAGATTAGGATTTGTCCATTTGGCTCTTAGTCAAATCATCAGTAAGGGGAAGGTGTCTATGGAAGAACTTCGTAGACAGTTAGGTGAACACCTTCCTGGCGCCATGTCCATCGCAGCAAAAGCTATGAATGTCACCACTATGGAGTTAGAAAAAATGGTAGAGGCTGGTATTCCAGCAGAAGAATTCTTACCTAAGTTCGCAGCAGAGTTGAGAAAAAGTGTTAGGGAGTCTGGAGCACTGGCGGCATCTTTGAAAAAGATTTCAGCAGAAAAAGGACGATTTGCAAATGCTCTACAACTAGGCATTAACGAGGCGTTTGAGAGTGGTGCAGCACGGGGAGTACAAGACTTTTTTAAAGCTGCGACAGCTCTGGTTAAAATGATAACACCGGTTTTTAAAATTTTAGGGGCGACAATAGGAGCAATATTCTCGGGGGTGAGTGCAGGAGTGCAAGGAATAGCTATCGCAGTTAATTTCATAACTTCGTCTATGGGATTTTTGGGAGACATAACTGCCGGTGTACTAGGGTTAAACAAACAAAATACAGACGAACTTAGAAAACAAAGTACCCTAATGTTAGTTTTAGAAAGGGGTGCTAAGATGTTGGTTTCACCTTTTCTAATATTGTTTGGTGTTTTGCAAGAAATTTCAAAAAGTATGTCCAGACTGAGAGACAAGTTTAAATTCGATAGTGTTAGTGGAATTGTAGAATCTGTTGGTAATCTGGGATCTGATATTGGTGGAACAATATCTAGAGATTTTAGGGATAAATTTATGGGTGAGTCAACCAAAAATACATCTAATACTTTTAACGCAACTATCAATGTTCCTAGTGGCAGTCCAGAACAATTGAAGAGTACCCTTGACTCTTGGTGGCAAGCCACACAAAGAAAGGGCTTATAATGTCTATTTACTATATTGAAACTTCCAACGGGGTTATCTACGAACTAGATGCAACAGTGGAAATCACTTATAAGGAATCTGGAAAGATTACTGATAATATAGTGGAAACCGGGGAATCTGTTGCGGACCATTATATCAATAATCCTGTAATGATAAATCTTTCCGGTAGTATTTCGGATATTAAGTCTGTGTCTTCTGGTAACTCGAACGCCAAATCCACGGAAGATTTTATTAGGGGCTTGGTATCCATAATGAAAAATAAACAATCGTTTTCGTTTCATTATGGAGAGAAAATAGGATTCTTCAATAATTGTTTTTTTGAAAATTTCGATGTTGTGCAAAACTCAACACGAGGCAACGTTGGAGTTGTTGATAGTTTTTCCATCACGGCTTCAATAAAACAGGTTAGGTTAGCAAGACGCGCTGTATTAGTGCCCTTCAGGAGTCCATTAGTATCGGATAATTACCAAAACCAAGTTAACGGTTCAGGAAGTTCTGTACAACCGAGTGAAGAACAAGAAACGCTATTACAAACAGGATTCAGATTTGCCAGAGGAGGCTAGATATGCCACTAAGTTTACCAGTATCCCAGGCTTCTTGGTCTACCCAAAATATAAGCTTAAGCGGAACAGACTATACCTTTATTTATTCTTATAATACAAGAGATGAAAGGTGGAGATTCGATATATATTTAAATGAAGAGCCGGTTATTCTTGGAATAAAAATAGTAGAGAATCAAATATTCTTGGGTAAGTACTTGTTGCCTGATTTTAATCATGGCGATATTGCCTGCCTTAGAGTTAAAGATGACGGACTTCCTGTCGGCAGAGATAATCTGGGAATAGATAAATCATACGAATTGGTGTATTTTACTAATGAAGAAATAGCGGAGATATAATGGCTGATGAAGTATTTGATAGGGTTTATTCACTAACTATAGGCAGAAATCTTCCATTACTCGAAAAGACAATACCTCAATTATTAGTACAACCACAATTAGGTGTACCCCAACTTCTTGCAGATAGCTCTTATTCAGATTTTAACACAATCCCTGCTGGTGCTATAACCCTAACAGAGCTTAGAATAGTTGTTGATACATCTTCTACTAAAGAGGGGAGTACTAATAAGCAAGGAGCCACAATTGAGATATATAATCTGTCTAGGGAAAATCAAAATTTTATACAATCTGATGATGTAGTATTGCTCAACGCTGGTTATAGAAGTGTAGATGGCACCGACCCCCCGTTGATCTTTTCTGGGCAAGTTGGGTTTGTTGATACGATCAGAAGAGGCCCCGATACAATAACTAAACTCACTTGCACTGCCGCTAGTGTTGGAAGAAAGAATATTAGAATAAGTAAACCTGCTTCGCGGGGAGAAACTAATGAAGACATAGTTAATTATTTTGCAGATGTGGCAGCAGCTAACGGAATACCAACTGGGTTTATTTTCGTCCCGGATATAATCACATATCCGTCTGGTCTAGCTTTAGCTGGTAGTTTATTTCCTGTAATGGAAGAATTTTGTAAAAGGTTCAATCTTAACTGTTACATTACAGTAGGAAGGTTGTACATAGAGCCTATCGCAGTAACTGCACCAGCAGTAGCTAGGGTAGTAGTAGGAGAGTTGAACATAAAAGACACCATAAGACCAGAAGACGATTCCACAGGAGAATCGTCTGTTGATCCTGCTAAAAAATCAGGTATTGTTTTTAATACATTCCTAAATGGAGATATCACCCCAGCCAAGATTGTTAATGTAACTTTTGGGCTGTATAGAGGAGAATATTTAATATCTTCTGTGGATCACAAGTTAGATTTAGAAGGAAAACATTGGGATACGATTGTCAGTTGTAAAAGGTTACATTAATGGCCACTTTAGAATTTTCAGATACAGTATTAAGAATGGTTGAAGGGTATATTAAAGAACATATCTACACAGCCATCCCGGCTAAAATATTAGATGTTAGCAATTTATCTTCCAACCAAACAATAGATATACAACCTCAGATTATTGAAACATTCCGGGACGACAGGAATATTGAACTACCACCCATCTTGGATGTACCTATAATTTTTTGTGGTGGGGGTGGGGGTTTATTATCCTTTCCTGTACAAGCTGGTGACACTGTATTAGCAGTATTCTCAATGAAGAGTATTGATGAATGGATGGAAAGTAGGGCTACAGATAGTGTCCTTATGCCATCAGACAAAAGAACTTATAATATAAATGACGCCATAGCAATAGCGGGTTTATATTCAAAGAATACCAATTTAAATCCTAATTCTACAGATGTAGAATTAAAATTTAATGGTATGTCTATTAGATTAGGTGCTGATAATAATATCTACATAGATAACTCTTCTGCGGATATAAATATAAACGCTACAGGAAATGTTAATCTTACAGCCCAAGGGAATCTAGTTGCAAGTGCATCTGGACAGGTGAATATAACAGCCCCGACGATCAACTTAAACGGGAATGTAAATATTAGTGGTAATTTAGACGTTGGTGGTTCTACTACGATAACTGGTGATATAGAAGCTAATGAAGTAACCGCGACTATTACAGACAATAAACTCTCAACACACGAGCATCCCGCTCTTAATGCTCCGCCTACTCCTGGAACTTGAGGATATATTATGTCAAAAGATTTAGCACTAAATCCTACAACTAACGACTTAGAGATTTCAAACAGCCTTCTAAGACTAACTGAAAACCAAGAACAAACTACAAGACAAAAAGTACAAATATATTTAGGTATGTTTCGTGGAGAATGTTTTTGGAGCATATTGGAAGGTATTCCTTACTTAGCTAATGATAATAATAATACCCAACTATTAAGTAAAAACACAACAGATAAAAGATTCGTTGACGTTGTTATCAAGCAAGCTATCTTAGAGAGGGAGGGTATTATTGGTATAACCAGTTATTCCTCTTTTTTAGATTCCGTTAATAGAAAATTGTCCATAAGCTTCAGTGCCAACACAGTATCTGGTGAAATTATAACAATAGACGAATTAGAATTAGAAATATGATAGGAGATTTATGGCAGGATTAACACCACTCGGATTAGAAATATTGCGTCTGCCCGAAGTCCTAGAAGAAATTGAAACATCAGAAAGGCAATTAATTGACCCTAATATAAGTGTTACAGAAGACACAGTGTTAGGACAAATGAATAATATTATAGGATCGTCTTTAGCTGACCTATGGGCGCTGATGCAGGCAGTCAATGACAACTTTAATATTGATGTAGCAGAAGGAAAGAACCTAGACGATTTGGCTACTCTAAGAGGAGTAACACGCTTCCCCGCTACAAGAAGCAATACAGACAGACAGCAATTTGTTGGAAACAATGGTACAGTAATACAAGCTAACTCTTTATTTTCTAATATAATTACTGGGGACAGGTTCTTTAACCCATCTGTTATTACTTTAGACAGCTCGTCTTGTTTATCAGCTAATCTCTCAGTACAACAAGTAATAAACTTAGAAACCTACAATATTACAGTTAATGGTATAAACTACGAATACATAGCTTCTGGCGCTGCCACAGCTTCTGAGATAGTCACCGCCTTAGCCGCTTTAATAAACGGCGATGCTGCTGCAACTTGGAGTGCTACTGTGGATGGAACTATCTTAACCGTATCTTCAGATGATACAAGTACAATACAGATAGTTGTTATTACCTTTATCTCTGTAGATCAGATTACAGTAGAAGGAAGAATAGAGGCTCAAGAGTTTGGCCCTATAGTGGCACCACCGAACTCCATAGAAAATATTGTTACTATTATTCCTGGGCTGATTAGTACAACTAACATATTACAATTAGTATTAGGCAGAGAAGAAGAGTCGGATGAAGAACTAAGACAAAGAACCAAAACAGCAGGGTCATCTGATTGTACAGGAACAATACCATCTATAGAGATGGCTTTACTGAATAATGTTATCGGTGTTACCTCAGCAATTGTTGTAGAGAATGTACTAGCTACACACGATTTTGATATTTCAGATATTGTGGGCACTTTTATAGCAGGTGAAACAGTCGTAGGTGGTACATCTGGGGCCGAAGGGACTATTGTTGAAATCGTTGATGCTAACACTATAAGTGTGAGAGTCTGCGGAGTATTTTTCGAAGAATTGGAAGAGATAACAGGCATTACGTCAGCCGCAACGGCAACCTTGGATAAAGATTTTCCTCCACACACCTATGAGACAATTGTAGTTGGTGGTGATAATACAGATGTAGCCCAAGAGATTTGGAGAACTAAACCGGCAGGTATACATTTATATGGTAACACTAACGTTCTGATTTTAGACAGTAACGGTAATATAAGAAGTATTGATTTCACTCGTCCTCTAGCTGTTAGTTTTGCTGTTAGAGTTCAGTATACCATATACGATGAAGAACAGTTCCCTGTTGGCGGTAATGGCGTGATAGTAGATACGGTTGTTGAGCATATAAATAGTTTAGGAATTGACGTAGATGTTATCACAGGAAGAATGTTTGGCCCTATTTATTCTGCCGTCAGTGGTATAGATGAGTTGATAGTTGAGATACAAATTATCCCTAATGCTGGTGATCCGCCTAACCCAGGTAGTTGGCAAGTAGCAACCATACCTATCGACATAGATGAATTTGCCAATATTACAGAGATTGATGTAACAGTATTAAATATAACCCCATAAAATAAAGAAAGTATAAATATGAGTACACCTGTACAAATTAATCATGTGGCTATAGGATTAGAAAGACTTCTTAGTCAATGGAGTGAATCTCCAAAATTGCGCGGTCTTGTTCAATCCTACTTAGAACAATCAAACGAAATTGAAGAAGTCTTGTTTCAACTTTTAACGGAGAGAGGCATTTTCACTGCGATCGGCGCTCAATTAGATGTAATAGGAGCGTTGTTTAATTTAACTCGGGACGGTAGGACAGATACTCAATTCAGAAACGCTATATTAGAAAGAGTAAATGTAATAGGAGACGACGGCACTACTGAAGTATTCATGCAAGGACTAAGAGCACATACTAATTCTAATTTTGTAGACTTCTGGGAACATCAGTCTGGGGATGTACATGCTCTGTTGGGAGATGGATATTATTACAACACTTGGGCAGACATGAAGAATAAAGTTGCTGCCGGTATTAATTTAAGAATTTATGTGGATGATGAATTTGATTCATTCGAAGGATCTGAAGTCGTAGAGCAAGTCTTTGATCTTCAAACTAATAATAATGAAGACATACAAGTAACACCAGATGGAGTAACTCTTTATGATTTGCAAGTGCAGTTTGGGGGTGTTGCTTCAGAAAATGCACAACTATCTATATTACCAGAGATTCAGGACATTACAGAAAAACCATATTTTGCAGAACTCTTATTCACAAACGTATATGCAGTGTCTGGTAACATAGTAGATAACACAGGAGAGTTTATTATAGATAATGAAACAAACACTCTCATCTGGGTTGATTATCATTTTTAAGGAGAGTATTTTTGGCTAACAAACAAATAGAAGAGTTCCCTATAGTCACATCTGTAGAAGTAGGGGATATTCTCCACCTTTCTCGCGGCGGTGCTGACAGAAGTATTACAGCAAGTACCCTAGTACCTACTGTAGGTTCTTCTGGTACTGTAATTATAAATACGTTCAAAGACGGCGTGGAGTATACCGCAGGTTTTTCTAATACTATAAGTATATCTCAAACTTTAGCTTCTAAGAATAATGCTTGGGTTTTCTTTGATGGAGTATACCAAGAAAAAGAAACTTATCTTTTATCTGGAACTTTAATTACTTTTGATTCTGTAATTCCTATCGGTGTGTCTACTATAGAAGTAGTGATGCCCCTGGTATTAGATGTTGGTCAAACCAGCGCCGAAAATGTTATATTCTCTACAAACGGAAATGTAGAAGAATTATTAGGTAAAACTTTAGTGTTCTCTAATGTTGCAGCAATAATTTCTGCAACTTGGTTAGCAATTGGAATGTTTTGTACTACATTGGGTTATTCTTCTGCTGGTGATGGTGGGGATAACACTTATCAAATTGTAGCTGCCGGAACAGGAACACCCGATGGAGGAGAATACATAGATTTAACTGGTTCTAGCTTACAGGCAAGAGGATTGTTTACAAAAGGACACAGAACCCCTAAACAATATGGGACTTCTAGTGATGTAGCAGCCCTTCCTGATCTAAACGCTACACCGTCTGTGAAAAGGGGTAATTACTATCTCACTACTGGCACAACTGCCATAACAAATTTTACAGAAGGGCGTGTAGGTCAAACTATTCACCTTCAAGCAACCGATTCTATTACTGTACAAGATAATGCAAACATTGTTCTTGGGGATAGTAGTGATTATGCAATGGTTGTTGGGGATGTTCTTGTACTGACTCAGTACGAAGTGGGAATCTGGGCAGAAGAAGCCAGAGGATCTGTCGGGGGAGGCGGAAGCGGAAGTCTATCTGTAACAGATGGCATTACTACAGTAAATCCTGCAACTATCTTAAGTTTTGATTCTAATTTTGTGATTGCAAACGAGGGTTTGGGCGAGGCAAGTGTTGCGCATAAGCCTGATGCGAATATGGTGTTTGATAGTGGGTTTGGCTTAAATTTAGGGGCTGTTATTAGTTTCTCGTCTCCTGTCAGTTCCAGAGCACAACTAAGTATTCCTGGAGGGGGGGACTTATTTGTTGTGGACGGGAGCGACTCAGCAAGGTTATCTCTTGATGGTTCCGGGTCGTCTCTCTTCCTAGTTGACGGGGGTTCGTCTTCTAACATAGGAATTACAGCATCAAATCTAGGGGATGCTCGAATAACCGCTGGGAATGACATTAGGTTATTCACAACAGGGCCTAATGAGGTCATAACTATTGGTCACAGCATTCTCGTTAGTGATAATGTTTTTTCTTCTACTAACGACGGCACCAACACCACAGTAGCCCTGCAACATAATGGCTCTGATGTTTTGGTTGTGGATGAAATAGGAATTGGTACAGCAAACGTAGACCACGGATTCTTCGGTGCAACCCCAGCCCCCCAACAAACAATAGACTCCAGTGATACAGACGCAAACCGCATTGCAGCTTTAGAGGCCGCATTAATCAACTTAGGCTTAGCAATAGATGTTGCATAAGGATAACAATTAATGGCAGATATACCAACAGAAATATTAGGATGGGCCACCAACGTAGTTGATGAAGTAGTTAACATTGGTGGCAACGGAGTATTAGTAACAAATAAGGTAGAACCTACACAAGAACTAAAAGACAGTGGTGTATTAGCTCGTGAAAAATGGGCTAGGGCGTATATGAATTGGCTGTTCAACTACCTGATGCGCTGGATTGATAACCTGAATACACGAGAGAATTATGTTGGGGTTGTAAAACTTACTACGGATGCTGGGAGAACTGAAGCAGATTTTGAGGCGGAATTTTCTGGGAGCTGGCAGCTTAACGGCAGTGATACCCTGGCTGGAACTACAGTTTTTGTGTTCGAGAGAATTGCATAATAATGATAAATAAAAATAACATCCTTGAGGTAGTATATGGCTACGACTCCTAATATTAGACAAATAGAAGACGGAATTATTGCTCCTAGTGTAGCTCCCGTTGTGGGACAAGTACCTGTAGCAACTGGAATCGGTAATGAAACAGAATGGCAAGATGCTAGTCAGATAAGTGGAAAGATTGCTTTTTCTGCTAGATGGACTTATGCCCTTAGTACTACCATTGTAGATCCCTCCCCAGGTAATTTAAGAACTAACGCTGCTCCAGAATTAAGTACAATAATGGCTATTAGCGTAGAAGACGGTAGTGGAGCGGATGCTGTAACAATATTGGATACGTTATCTGAGGGAGATTTAATTGTCGTACAAGATGATGCAGATCCTTCTAATTGGGTTAAATATTCTTTAGATGGAGCTGTGGTCGATAATACCACTTGGTATCAAATTCCAGTTACTGTTATGGAAACTGGTGGTACATTAGTGAAAGGCGCCGAGACATTTGTAAGGTTTGCCTATGGGAGTGAATCAGGTATCTCTGGCATAGACATAGCCCAAGACGGGGTAGTGCAGGCTGCCGGAGCAACGGAGATTGATTTCCTAACTAATTTTGTTGTTAGCCCTACTGGGGAAGTTTCGCATAATCCGCAAGCTGCGATGTCGTTTAATCAAAATATCCCAGTAAATTTTGGTGCTGGCGGCACTATTGCCTCTATCGCGGAAAACGCACTTCATGTAAGGCATGATGATACTGTACTTATTGGGGCGGATGGGGGGCCGGATCTAGTATTGGAAAATATTACTGCTGATTTATACATGAACAGTAATATCACTCTGGGCGTATTGCACGCAGATTGGGACGGCGCCGACACCACAGTAGCCCTGCAACATAATGGCTCTGATGTTTTGGTTGTGGCAGAAGCTTTGCAAGGTTCTGGAGGTACTCCACAAATTCCGGCAGACACCAGGATGGAATTCAATGCGGCAGGTAATGGGCATATAGAGTATCGAACTACTAACAATGATTTTGTGTTTGTTAGCGATATTGCTGGAGGGGTGGATCACGGTATTTCTGTGGGAGGAGATGATGTTGTAGGCGGCGTAAAGATTGGGGGTATAGGGACAGGAACCCAAGCTTCTTTGGTTAGGTTCTCATCTACTCAAGTCCAATTTGCGGCACATGCTTCTGCGAGCAGCAGATTTGAAATCTCCCCCGTAGCCGCTACCAACGAGGTTAGGATACGCACAGGCTCATCCAACGGCCTTGGTGTCTTTCAGTCCATTTCAAGCGGGATTTGGAGATTTGAATCAAATCAGCCGGGCCAAGTTCCTCAGTTTTATAATGTATTTCAAATCGGGGATGGGACTACCAACGGCGATAGAAAGATAGGATATTTTAACAAATCTCCTGTAGCCCAACCAGTCCTAACCTCCGGCACCCAACAAGAGCTTACAGCAGCTCTAGGTTCTACTTCTGGTTTGGGTTTGGTGGATGATTCAGCAGCAGCTGCTTGGGTTCCAGTAGTAACTACTCCAGAGGTAGTAGACTCCAATAATTCCAATTCATACGCTCCAGTAAACCCGCAGCGCAAAGTTACCTACCTGATCGATACTTTAACTGACGGTGCGCAGACAACACATATGCAGCCTGACGATTGGGAACCAGGCGACATTATTCGGTTCGTGGACTATGAATCGAACTTCAGCTCAGATAGTTTCACCATTGATTTTGAATCTCACAACTTCGAGGGAACGGGTTCGGCTACTCTGGTAATGAGTGTTGATGATGGGGCCATAACGCTGGAGTACATAGACGCAACGCGCGGCTTCCAACGGATATCGGTGGTGTGATATGACTCAATTAATTAGCACAACCCAAAAAGAAGGTGCGGTTACAACCGTTCAATCACAGCCAGTAAATTCTGTATTCCCCATAGACCAACCATCTTCGGGGAAGATTGCTTATAGCTCTGAGTGGACTTGGTTTACTAGTATTG